AAAAAACTTTAAAAAAACTTAAAGAAAAACTTTTAAAAAAATATTTTCTAAAGCTTTTTAAAGAAGAAAAAACCTTAAGAAAAATTTAAAAAAAACTTTAAAAAAAACTTTAAAAAAACTTTAAGAAAAACTTTTAAAAAAATATTTTCTAAAGCTTTTTAAAGAAGAAAAAACCTTAAGAAAAATTTAAAAAAAACTTTAAAAAAAACTTTAAGAAAAATTTAAAAAAACTTTAAGAAAAATTTAAAAAAAAATATTTTCTAAAACTTTTTAAAGAAGAAAAAACCTTAAGAAAAATTTAAGAAAAAAATATTTTCTAAAACTTTTTAAAGAAGAAAAAACCTTAAGAAAACTTTAAAAAAAACTTTAAAAAAACTTTAAAAAAACTTTAGAAAAAACCTTAAGAAAATTTAAAAAAAACTTTAAAAAAACTTTAAAAAAACTTTAGAAAAAACCTTAAGAAAATTTAAAAAAAACTTTAAAAAAAACTTTAAGAAAAACTTTAGAAAAAACCTTAAGAAAAATTTAAAAAAAACTTTAGAAAAAACCTTAAGAAAAATTTAAAAAAAAACTTTAAAAAAACTTTAAGAAAAATTTAAAAAAAAAGGTTTAAGAAAAATATTTTCTAAAGTATAGTATATAAAGGCGATGATTAGAAATTGGACCGACGTAAATAACGGAAGAACCGAAGAAGAAATATACGAAAAATTTAAAGAAAATATTTTTAATATCGATAAGTTTGATTATACTTTAATTTTTTCAATGTGCCGAATTTTAAGACCAAATTTTATCGAAAACAAAGAAAATTTATTTAAAACTTTACAAAAAAGGATACGAATAATCGATTGTATAATTTTTAACGATAAATACGAAGAGCTAACCAATTATAAAGAAGAAATAAAGAGGGCATTAGAAAATATTGAAGAAGGAGACGATTATCTTTTTTTATTTAAAACTTTAGAAAGATACGGTTTTAGCGCGCAGAAAAAGCGTTTTAAATATTTATATCAAAGAAGAGACGGCAATCCGCTATACGAAGAGGAGCGGCTATCTATTCTTAACAAAAATTTAAATATTTTATTAAAAAATTTAGGCTCTTTTAAGAATATTTTAAAATTTTGTTTTTTTCTTAGGAATCCGGAAATTAACAACGAAAATTACGAAGAAGAAAACCAATTCTTAAGATATATCGAGCCTCTTTGAAAACCTTAAAAAAACTTAAAAAAAAACTTAAAAAAAACTTTAAAAAACCTTAAGAAAACTTTAAAAAAAACTTTAAAAAAAAGTTTTACTGTTTATAAAAAACCTTAAGAAAACTTTAAAAAAAACTTTTAAAAATTTTTTATAGTTCGGTTTTTTTAGGTATTGGATATAATTTTAGTTTTTCTAAAAATTTTAAAGTTTTTATATTTAATAATTTTATAATTTCTTTATTTAAATTTTCTAATTCATACTGTATATTCGTCTTATCTAAATTATTAAAAATATTAATAATTTTTTTATATTCTTTATTCTTTTCATCTTTTAATATTTGATAAAATCTATTTTTTATCTCTACTATTTCGTTTTCTATCTTTTTTTGTGGTATATTTTTTACTTTTTTAAAAATAATTTTTAATGTTTCTATATTTCCGTAAATTTGATATAATACACCTAAATTACTATTAAATAATTTAATAAGTTTATCCATCGTTATTTCATCGTTTTTAAATTTACTGTAAGCGTATAATCTTTTAGCCATTTTAAAATATTTTTTATTTATTAAATAATAGAGTATATCTTCTTTTAAGGAATAATCAATATTATAGACTATTTTATTTAGAGGTCTACCATTATAATTAAATTGATATATACAACTAAATTCTAAAAATTTATTATCAATCCATTTAATAATATCTATCTTAGTCATTCCTTTATTTATCGCCTCTTTCAAAAAATATTTTTCACAATCTATTAAAACTGTATAACCTCTTAATATATCAGACGGCGACCATCTAACAATATGATAATCTAAAACATCTAATAAATAAAAATATTCTTTAATTGATATATTCTTTTTTAATTGTTTATCTATACTGTAATAATCATTTTTTGATATTATTTTTTTATTGTATAAATTTTCTAATTTTTTTTTAGATTCTACACTATTATAATTTATGATTTTGTTATTTTTTATTTCTATATTATCATCGAGTATTTTCCATTCTTCAATTTCTCCGCACTTAATTTTTGATATGTATGTAGAATTGGTATCTTCTATTTTTTTTATAATATCTTTAAATTTTTTAACTATAAAATTTAAATAATTTTCTTTACTTCTTTCATTATTTTCTACTATTTCATAACCATCATAATCTAGAGGAAATAAAACTGAACGAAATGACATCGAACCATATATGTTCAAGTTTTCGCCATCAGTAAAAGACATTTTTTTAAAAATATCAACTACCTCATCACTGTAATCAATAGGAAATGCTCGGTCTTCCATTTTTATATTATATATAATTATAGTATAAAATAAAATCTAATATTTTATAATGAAAAATATCGATAAAACCAAATTAAACGAAATAAAAAAATATGCATTAGGAGATGATGATATGAACGCTATACTAGGTGATAATCTTTTTATTTTTGTGTATCCTTATTTGGATGATGTCCGACATATTGACGACGTCTTTGATAACGAAGGTCGAAGTTTAATGTTGTATTTAGTAAATAATATTAACAGCGGGCACTGGGTTTGTATGATAAAAAAAAATAATCATATCACCTACTTTGACCCTTATGGAAAACGACCAGATGATATAATTGATTTATTAGATGAAAAGAAAAAGGACGAATTAGATATGGAAACTAAAAAATTGACGGAATTATTAAAAAACAGTGGTTATATTGTCGACTATAATATTTTTCCTTATCAAAAATTAGGAGATAACATAAACACTTGTGGTAGACACTGCGCATTACGTTTATTACACCGAGATTTAAGTGATGTCCAGTATAATAATTTAATTAATAAATATACTAAAAAATATAATTTAAATATGGATGATACCGTTTCTTTGTTAATATATAATATTTTAGGAAAATAAAAAATCTAATTATAATTATATAATAATGTATAAATCATATATTTCAACAGTTGGAGAACCAGATGACAATGGAGACCCAGATATAGTGTACTATAACGCCGACATTATAAATAACACATCATTAGAACCAATAGGACCAGAAGATAAAAATGAGGTTAAATTTATAGAAACTCGTAGTGTCCCACTTATTAATAATCTATCAAATTTTGAATTTTCTATTATTAGATTTACAATGAACGGACCATCGTTGAATTTACCAATCCATATACCAACTATAGAATTAGGACAATCAGATATAAATAGAACGACATACCAGATAGGTATTAATTTTACAAAAGATTTTGATGATGCAACCGGAACGGCTCATACATTTAATCAATTCATTAAAAGACATATTAGTTATGTGTCTGAGACTACATCGTTTTATATTAATAACTTACAATTACCACTTCCACCAATCAGTCAACAAGACACAAGAGGTATTTATTATTGGATTTATACTTATGGTCATTTTTGTAAGTTAGTTAATACTACAATAGGTGATTTACTAGATGATTTTTCTACTGCATATACAGCATACCAAGCAACATTTCCCGGTCCTTGCACTAATACCATTATAATGACCGACTTTCCACAATTAGTATTTAATCAGTCAACGAATTTATTTTCTATATATTATGATGTAAGAAGCGCCGGAGGTGCTAGAACGAATTCATCCTATTTTACGTCAGCACCCGAAATATTAGAATTATCACTAAATAATAATTTATATAATCTACTGTCTAATTTTGAAGCAGAATATGTGGGGAGTCAACCAGCCTCAGAATCTAATGTATTACAAATAGTTAATAAAAATTTTACAAACTGGGTAGCCCCTCCCACCGGTTTTCCAATTGGTCCAACTCAAACTCCATCACCGGCTGGCTACTGGGTAATGACTCAGAACTATATAAGCACATCAACTTTATGGTCACCTATTTCATCTATTGTTTTTACTTCTACACTAATTCCTATATTCTCAGAACAAGTGGGAGAGCCTACGGTATTTGGAGATTCTAATAATAATTCTATATCGTCTACTTCGAGCGCTTTCCAACCTATTATAACCGACATTGCACTACCATTAAGAACAGCAGATGATTATCGCCAGTTTATAGAATATGCTCCGAGTGCCGAATATAGAATGAGTGCATTTACAAAGAGCAAACAATCGCTCTCTAATATTGATATTCAAGTATATTTTAAAAATAGACTGGATAATTCTTTATATCCAATAAAGATGACAAATTATAGCACTGTATCAATAAAAATGATGTTTAGAAAGAAAAAAAAATTATTATATTATTAAATAAAAATATATAAAAATATTTTAAATAAAAAAGCTTTAGAAATATTTTTTTATAGTCTATAGTATATAATGGCGACTAAAAAACAAGATTTAAAAATGGGAAAAATTGCAGAAGACGAAACAATACCGATATTAAATGAATATTTTAAAACTATATTTAAAAAAAATGAAAATGCGTACGGAGTTATAGATTTTTTTAACGAAGATAAGACAATTTATATAGAACTAAAAGCGAGACGACTAAAACATAATCAATATGAAACGGCAATGATAGGGCAAAATAAGATAAGATATTATAAAAATTTAAAAGATTGTGCTTGTTATTTATGTTTTAAATATATTGATGGTTTATTCATTATTAAATACGATAAAGAACTATTTAAAACGTTTAAGATGGAAACAATAAAAATAAATTTTAGACAAGATGTAGGAAAAATGGAATTTTCGGATGTGCTTTATATTCCTTATATACATTTAATAAAAATAAAAGATTAAAAAACCTTTAGAAATATTTAATATAAGATTAATAAAATAAAAAACCTTTAGAAATATTTAAATAATAATAATGATATAATTATTTAAATTAAATAAAAAGGTTTAAGAAAATTATTATATAACCTATGATATATAATGGATGATATTTTTGAATTATATAAAAAATTAAATCTCGTTCTCTCTTCTTGTTCTCTTGATGTTTCTATACAAAAAGACAAAGTCAAAAAACATCTAAATTTTTATGGCTATACAAATTGGAAAGAGAAGCCCAGATTGGATAAAAATGCATCTTGTCATCTTCTTCTTTGTGGTAAAATATCAAATATAACGGCTATAGATTTTGATGATATAGACAACCCTTTATATAAAGATTTAATAAATCTATGCGATGAACAATGCAATTTTATACAAAAAACAAGAAAAGGATATCATTATATTTTTAAATATACTGACAAATTAAAAACTTCAGTCGGTACACATATTTTAATAGATATAAGAAATGATAACTCCGTTTTAATCGTTGAACCTACACAATACGAAATAAACGACAAAATTCATAAATATTATTTTATAAAAAAACCAAAATTAGGAGATGAAATAAACGAAATATCTGACGAAATTATAGAAAAATTTATAGAATTAAAAGGATTTAAACCAAATAAACAAATTAATGAAAAAATAAAAGATATAAATAAAATATCAAATAAAGATTTAAAAAATTATACTATTAATAATAAAATAGAAGAGGAAGAAATAAAATTTATATTAGATAATATAGATATAACGAGATATGATAATTTTTCAGAATGGATAACTTTAGGGATAATATTAAAAAAATATAATATTAAAGTTGAAATTTATGAAAATTACTCGAAAAAATCAAATAAATACATAGAAAATGAACCATTTAATGTTTATCAATCTATTAAAATAAAAAACTATGATGATATTAAAATAAATACATTGTATTATTGGTTAAAAATTGATAATAATGAAAAATTTATAGAGCTTATTAATAAAAATAAAGAAGAATATAATAACACTATTAATAAAAATAAAGAAGAAAATAAAAAAATAAAAATTGAAAGAGGAAATGAAGAATATCAACAAATTAAAAATGAAATAGAAAAAAAATATTTTTTAGTTGGTTCTAAATTTTATAAAAAATTAGACAATAGGGAGGGATTTGATATTCTAAGAGAGGCGGACATAAAAATTGAATTAAAACCAAAACAAATTGAAAACTATAATGAAGAAAAGAACAAAACATCAAAAGTTGATTTTTATTCTAAATGGATTATAGATGAAAATAGATTATTTTTTGATAGAACTGATTTTATACCAAATATTAATGATTGTCCTAAAAATATCTATAATTTATTTGATGGGTTTGAAGCTGACAAATATTTATATTTAATTGAAAATTTTGATGATGATAAAATTAAAAAGAAAATAAAACCTTTTTTAAAACATATAAAATACCTAACAAACGGAGATATTAAATATTTTATTAATTGGTTAGCTCATATTATTCAAAAACCAAATATGAAAGAAGGAACAACACCATTATTTAGAGACAAAGGGCAATTTTTAAATAGTGGAGGAGGAACGGGAAAAAATTTATTTTTTGATAACTTTGGAAATAAAATCTTAGGTCCTAAATATTATTTAACTATTGGAACTAATAATGAATTATATAATTCATTCAACGAACATTTAGAAAACAAACTATTAATAACAATTGAAGAAGCTCAAGGAAAAACAAATTTTGAAAATTTTGATAGATTAAAAAGTATTATAACACAATCAAAGACTATTATAAATAGGAAAGGCATACCAAAATATACAATAAATGATTATTCGAGATATATTTTTTGTAGCAACAACGAAAACCCCATACCAATAGACAACAATGATAGACGCTTTTTTATTTATGATGTAAATTCGGAAAAACGAGGCGACGTTGAATATTTTAAAAATTTAGACAATATATTTAATGATAAAGAGGCTATAGCTTGTTTATTTAAATATTTAAAAAACTATGAAACATATGAAACACCCATTGATTATCAAATAAATAGACCTATAAATAATGCTTATGTAGAAATAAAACGAATTAATGCGCCTTTAATAATTAAATGGTTAATTTCAATGATAAAAAAGAATGAAAAGAAGAAGATAGAAAAATATGATAATATTAAATTATCAGAACTATATGCGGATTTT